AAATTCCTAAGTTCATCAATGGTCACGTCGAATTCATGCGCCACGGCCCGCGCGATATGGGCAAGCGCGCCGCCCGGAATGTGAACACGCTGGGTCACTCTGCCGCCTCCTTCTTGCTGGGCCAGCCGGGCGGGGTCGCGGTCAGTCGCCGCTTCTTTCGCCCGAAAAACTCGTCGTAAGTCAGCCCGGCCCGCACGTCATTGCGATAGGGAAGCCCGAGCCGGTCAACCGCCGCGTCGATGGTGGAGCCGCTGCATTTGAACAGGCGCATGAAGTCTCGCCGTGTGACGGACGTGTCAAACCAGAGAGACTTGAGAATTTCGTCGTCCTTGGCTGACATGATGCGGTTTCCGCGACCGCCTTTGGTGTCACACATTGAAAAGCCCCTGCGTTTCAGGCGTGTTGCTTACCATTTTCTGCGCCTTCTTTCTTTCCTTAAACCGTTGCCACGCTTCGCTCTTTGGCTGTGTTTGCCCCAGCCCCTTGCACCAGTAGTCATTTCTGAGAAGGCACTTTGCCATTCTGCGCCACGATGGTGCCCATTGCTTCGCCTCAAGCTGCGGCGGGGCTTCGTCTGGAATTTCAGAATACCCGCGCCGATGCCATCCGACGATAAACTTCTTGAACCTCTCCACATAATGCGCGCGTGTTTTAGGCGGTAATGTCTTGAGAAGCATGTTTGTGAATGATTGCCAAGTGTGACCGTCAGGAAGCGTGACCTTATTGTATCCGGTCATGTTGCCGCTTTCCTGAATGTATAGCGCCCCGCTATTTGCCCCGTTCACACGGCCAACCAACTTAAACCACGTCTCAGGTTCCAAGATATGATAAAGCCAAAGCCCGCGCCGTTGGTCATCGCCAAACGGCTGGCAAAGGCGCTGCTGGGAAAGCGGAACGCCAGCCATCTGCATTTTGTCGTAAACCACGTTATGCGGCTTGTCAGGAAATGCGGCATGATACCGCCAAATGTCATCCGTAAGCCAATCGTAGATTGGATAAACATTGTAAACGTTTTCAACGACTTTGGTTGTCCACCGCCAGCCGTTAAGCATCAAGTCGCGCTTTTCCCAAGTGGCAATCGCGCAGTATCGGTGAAGGCTTTCCTGAGCGCGGATGCCAATAAAGCCTGCCGTCTTCTTGCCTTGCCCATACCATTGCGCCCAAAGAACGATGAATTCTTCAAATTCCATTCCCGGCTCAGCAAAGGGGTAATCATCAACGCCCTTGCATCCGTATGGCTTTTCCCTGATCCAATCCTGCTCGCGCTCGTCTTCCCATGCGATCCATTGCGGTTCGTATTGTGTCAAGGCATTCCTGAGGCGCATGGGAACGCAAATCCAATGTGGATCAATATGGTCCCTATACATGGAAAACATTTCTTGGACGTGCGAAATCGTGTCAGCATATTGCGCCTCAAGGTCAATATACATGATGCCGACCTTTCGATTGCGGCGCTTCGCTTCATCCATAACGAGATGAAACAAAACGCTACTGTCCTTTCCGCCAGAAAATGCGATATAGGCGCGCTCCGTTTCATCAAACACCTTTGCAATGCGGTCTTGCGCCGCCTCAAAAACGTTAATCCCGATGTATCGTTTTCCGCCCATTAGTAAATCTCCGCTTGTCGACCTGGGTTTGCCTCTTCCATTGAGACTTCCGGCCTTCCGTTATTGACCAGCCACTTGTTAAGATACACAAGCGCCAACTTGTCTGCGGCCTCTTGTTGATCTTCCGTAAGCAGAGTGTATCCACCTCGAAACTCGGCTGGGATGCCCTGTGCCGCACACATAGCAGCTTGACCAAGCCAAGCTATGCGGTTCATTGCCGCATTGGTCAGATAGTGCTCGCAAGAGTGAACCCACGTTGTGATGACAGTTTCCAGCCCTTGAGAAAATGCGTCTAGGTCGGCCAAGAAGTCCCTATACATTGCGCGGCACTGGTCAGCCGTAAGCCCGCGCGGCGGCTTGCTTTCGTAAAAACCAGCGGCGTGACATTCCCACTTGTCAAAGGTGTGGAAGATCCTGTTTTCGTCGTCTGTGTTGGCGGTCTTTACTTGCACCTCTTCATCTTCGTAATCTTCAACATTGCCGCTAAGGTCGGAAAAATCGTCAGGCGTGATGGAACCCTCCGCTTCCCATGCTTGAGAAAACTCTTGATCAGCAAAAACTTCCATAAGCCCGCTAATCTGACAGAGCCGCAAAACCTCGTCGCGGTCCATGCCAAGTTCCTTGCAAATCTTTGCGTCCGACCAGTTCCGGCGCTTGAGTTCAATCACCATGTCTGACATGGCTTCGACTTTGTGCTTCCCACGCGCCCGGTTGTGCCGAACCGTTGACGCCATGCGCTCTTCTCGACCAACTTGTTCGGCACGGATTTGCACCACAGGAAGATACCCATGAATGCGGGATTGAATGTCTGCGCATTCCTTGCCGACACGATGTCGGTGGAACCCGTCAACAACTACCACAACGCCATCTTCTTCATTGCCAACAATGGGCTGAGTGTAGCCATCAGCGGAAATTGACGTGCGAAGCAGTTCCATTTCTGGCGGCGCTACGCTGTTTGGGTTGTAGTCGTTTGCTGTCACATCTTCATTCTTAACCCAGCGAACAAAGTCCACCGGCTCAGACTTGAAGGGGCTTGCCTTGTGCAAGGTCTCCCTCACCGCGTTGATTAGGTCAACTCGCTCCGAAAGAGTGACGTCTTCAAGCTGATAAACGATTTGCTCAGCCATAGCGGTAACACGCTTTAGTCTGTCCTGGTTCATCCCGTCACCTTCAACAGTTCATGTGTCAGCCAGCGGGCCAGCTTCTCGGCCTTGTGCTGGTCCTGTGTGCAGCCACGCAAGCGGGCGGCTTCCCCCCTTGCAATAGCGGCGCTGCGCTCAGAGGAGAGGATGGTCGCTTTGATGCGGGCGTTTAGAACGGGGTCGCGGGTCATCACTTCCACTCCCACGCATCAGCGGGGACATGCCCGCCGGTCAGGTCTTCCAGCACCAGCGCCACCGCCTTCGGACAGCGATTGGTCTTGATGTAGCGTTGAAGCGTTCGGCTGTCCTGAACGCCGATCTGCTCGCGCACCCACTTGTGCGTTCGACCGGTCTTCTCGATCCATGTGGCGAGCCTTTGCCCGCCGTTTTTATCGTCCGACATGATGCCTCCATGTTGATCCTGCGCCACCCTAGCGCGCGTGTGTAGCATGGTCAAGCGCATATTGTGCAGCGCCGTGCGCATTTTCCCGTTGACATGGGCGGGGCGGATGGTAGGGTCAGGCATCGGCGCACGGTGCGCCAGGGAGACAGACAGATGACCGCCACCACGACACTCAACGCCATCCGCGCGGCCCTTCCCCGCCGAGAAAGCTGGGAAAAGCTGCTGGCGCACCTTGGCAAAACCAAGGCCGACGACGAGCCGTTGCCGCTTCTGACCGTCCTCGACAGCAACGGTCTGGACGACGCCTTGTGGGTGCTGGGCTGCGTCATGCAACCTGAACATGACCGTCTGTTACGCCACTTTCAGGCGTGGTGCGCGGAACAAGTGCTGCACATCTACGAAGCGCAATACCTCGGAGACACTCGGGTGCGGGATCAAATCGCCATGCTGCGGAACGACGAAGCTACAGAGGAAGAAAGGGCCGCCGCACGGAACGCCGCACGGAACGCCGCACGGACCGCCGCCCTTGCGGCCTCAGGTGCCGCCGAATGGGTCGCCCTTGCCGCCGCATGGGACGGAACGGCCTCCGCATATGCCGCCGCAAGAGCCGCCACATTGGACAACGCAGATGCCGAATGGGACGCCGCAACGGACGCCCAAGCGCAACAGCTTCGCAAAATGCTCACGGAAGGATTCGACATGACCCCCGACCACGCCGACACGGCCCCCGCATACCCGTCGCACAGCGGGAAGTTTGCGGACATGCTCAACGCCAAGAGCAACCTGCAATCCGCGCATGACAGCCTTGTTCTATGGTCCGCTCACAAGCTGGCAGGCCGCGACATGGACGCTGAGGAAGAGGCCCGCGCCGCCCGTGCCGCAGTTCGGCGCGCCGCCAAGTGCCTCGGGATTGACATGATGGGAGACGACGAATGACCCGCCCCCGTGGAGCCGCACAGAACCGGCGCGTTGCAGAAGTCCTGCGCACCGTCGCCATGAAATTCGAGAAGGCCGCAGAATGGGAAGAACGCGACCCTGAGCGCGGCGAATACGAAACCCGATGGGCATGGGAGGCGCTGGAGAAGTGCCTCGCCTCCGAGCATCTGGCCCTGCAACTGTGGCCCGTTGACCCGAACCCCATTCCCCCGGCCCCGCTGGACCTGCCGCATCGACCGGCGTCCGATAGCTATGAACGGATTGGAGACTGACATGAAACCTGACACGACACCGACCACGTGTGTCTACTATGCACCGTCATCTCACCTGCGAAACACTGCGATCGAAGGCTTGATGCTGTTAGGCCGCACCAGACAAGAGGCAATTCAGGAATTACACGCCGCAGAGGATCAACAAGACAAACGTTTTCTTGATGCATGGCATCAACACGGAGACTTCAAATGACCATGACAGCCACACAAAAAACCTTCATCGCCGCCGTGCTTCAAGAGTGCGAAGAATACTTTGCAGACCGGGCCGACGCTTGGACCGAAGACGGCGCATGGGTGCAGAACGACGAAAACCGCCTTCTCGGCAAAGTCGGTGACGCACTTGACATGCTCGGCTACAAGAAGGGAGGCAAGAAATGACCGACCCCCACCGCCCCCAGTATCCCGTTGACTACCCCATCCCGGACAATCCGTTGGCCCGTGAGAAGCGCAAGGCCGACCGGCGCAAGGCATGGGGCGCGGCGTATGACCGCTTCATCGTCAACGTTCTCGCCCTGCTGTTCGTCGCAGCGGGCCTCTACATCTGCGCCCGTGTCGTGGCAGGAGTGTGACGCAATGCCACACCCCGTCCCCGCAGATATTCGCTATCATATCAGCATGGCCCTGACAGACGCCGCGAAGGATCACCCGGAAGGCGTCCCCGTCTGGATTGAACGCGCTATCAAACAGGGCTTTGCCAACGCACTCGCAGAGAAGGACAGAGAGAGTGGACAAGCTGGAAATCTGGAACCGCTTCGCTGACATTGACCCGCAGTTTACCAAGCCCATCACCGGCAAGGCATACAAAGGCACGTCACCGAACCCGCACTATGTCATCCGGTGCCTGACCGAGTTGTTCGGCCCGGTCGGGCAGGGCTTCGGCTGGGAAGTGAAGGCGGAAGGCTTTGAGCAGCTTGGTGAGGAAGTCCTGCACTGGTGCCGCATTCGCTTCTGGCACGGCGACGGCGCGGGCTTCGAGGCATACGGACAGACCAAAGCTTACATGAAGACCCGCAACGGCTTCATGGCAGACGAGGACGCGCCGAAGAAAAGCCTGACCGACGCCATCACCAAGGCGGCGGCGCAGGTCGGTGTCGGCGCAAACATCTTCCTTGGGCGCTGGGATGATAGCCGCTATGTCGCACAAGTGAACGGCGAGTATCGGAGCAAGGAACAAGCGGAAGCCCCGCCCGCCCCCGCTGACGTGTTCAAGGCCGCGACCAACAGCATGAACGAGGCCGCTGACATGGAAGCCCTGCGCGCCGCCTGGGCTAGCCTAACCGACAGTCAGGCATGGAAGGACGCACCGGAGAAGTGGCAACAGAAGGCTTCCGCCTGCTTTGACCGGAACCTTGGACGCCTCACCCCTGACGTGGAAGTGAAGGACGTTCCCGACAACGGACACCTCTATGGCTGACCTCAAACCAATCTACCGCATTCACGCGCGCCGCCGCTCCGACTTCGCTGTTGTGAACGAGGACCATGACAGCGAACACGACGCGCACCAAGCGGCAAAGCGGCTTTTCGCTAATCGTTATGATGTGACGGTAAAACTGATTGCTGAGGAAACGCTTGCCGAGTGGAGGCATCCGAAGTGAAAGGCCAGACCATCATCCTGCGCCCTCACACGCGGGCCACAGCGCGCGCCCTGATAGACGCGGCACCGGATGGACATGTGGTCAACGTCGCGGCCCCGAAGCGGAACCTAGACCAGAACGCGCGGATGTGGGCCATGCTCTCGGACATTGCCCGCGCCGCACCAGAGGGCAGGAAGTGGACAACGGAAACATGGAAGTGCGCATTCATGCACGTTCTCGGCCATGAAATCACCTTCGCGGAGGGGCTGGACAACACCGGCCCCTTTCCGGTCGGCTACAGTTCATCGCGCTTGTCTGTGCGCCAAATGGCTGACCTGATTACCGTGATCCAAGAATACGGCGACCGTCACGGCGCTCGCTGGACCGAACCAGAACCGGAGGGAATGAGATGACCAGACTAGAGGCGCTGGAGCGATGCCGTGACGCGGTAATGTCGGGCACGGAGGAACGGATTAACTGTCACGGGGCGTTCCGCTTTGATGATGCCGTGAACGTAAATTTTGCATATGCTGGCTCCCTCGACGCGGCCCAGGCGCTGCATGAAGCGGTGTTGCCGGGGTGGCCTTCGACCATTGAAAATATGAACTCAGGGCTTTCGCGGGCATGGACAAATAAAAGTCGAGGCTTGCGCACACTCGGATATATTGGGGAAAACAACAGCCCCGCCCGCGCATGGCTCATTGCCATTCTCAAGGCACTGATTGCGGAGGAACGGTACAAGTGACCCGCATCCTGCCGTCACGCCCGCCTGTCCAGAAACCCGCCAAGGCCAAGCGCAACCCCGCGCACATGGCCCGCGTGGCGCAGCTTCCATGCTGCATCTGCGAGGCATACGGCATGGCGCAGCTATCCCCAACCCAAGTGCATCACGTCATACACGACCGGCACGGCACCAAGCGGGCACCGGATACAGACACGATCCCCCTGTGCGAGGGGCATCACCAAGGGTTGATGGACACCTCGAAGCTGGCCCTTCACCGCGCTCCCCAGCAATGGCGAGACACCTACGGCGCGGATCACGAATGGCTGAACCGCCTGCGACATTCTGGCACATTGCCGTGACGGGTGGTCGGCAACAAGTTTAACCCATGCGGCCACAGTGGCCCATCCCCCGGCGCGCTTTGACCCGGAGCCGCCGGGGGCAACTGATAGAGAGGATGGATAGGATGCTCTACATTATTCGTGGTTTGCCCGGTAGCGGTAAGTCCACCCTCGCCAAGACCTTGAAATCTCACGGAGTGGTTAACCGTCACTACGAAGCAGACATGTTCATGGTCAATGCAGACGGTCAGTATGAATTTGACCCGGCAAAGCTCAAGCACTGCCATGCGGAGTGTTTGCGCCTTACTGCATACGGCCTGCGTTGTCGCGAGCGTGTCGCCGTGTCCAACACCTTCACCCGATTTTGGGAGATGCAGCCCTACCTTGATCTCGGCTTCCCGACGACCGTGATCGTTTGCGAAGGAAACTACCAGAACATCCACGGCGTTCCGCCCGAAAAGGTGAACGAAATGCGGAGCCGCTGGGAGCCTTACGCATGACCCGCCCCGCCGCACTGATCGCCGCCCCTGCCTTGTCCGGGCGCATGGCCGCGCCCCACCGCCGGTGGCAACTATAGGAGAGACTGACAATGGACAAGCGTTTCGTATCCGGCTGGTGGATCATCCCCGGCGCAATCCTCGGGCTGACGCTCTGGACGTGGGTGCTGGCCGCTGTCCTCGCGCTCGGGGGCTGCATGTCGCAACCAGCTACCCGTGACACCGTGATCCGCCAGGATTGGGGCGGGGAAATGCAGGCATACCGCGAGCGCGTCGGAGCGTTGCTATTCAACAGCGACAAGGTGCGCGTCACTGACACATGCGCATCCGCCTGCACCCTCTAACTTGTCCTAGGGGATCGGGTCTGCACGACGCGGGGCGCGCGCTGGGGGTTCCACGCGGCATATGACGCTCGCACGGGCCGGGTTCTTCCGGCTGCTACGCGGGAACTGGAAAATGCCTATCCGCCCTCTCTCGTCGCATGGTATCGCGCCAATGCGGATCACCGGACTGGCCGGGATATGGCATGGCTGACGGGAGCGCAGATGATAGCGCAGGGCTGGGTAAAGGAGTGCTGAGGATGGACGATCTGGTGAAGCGCGCCCGCGAAATAATCTCTTGGGCTACGCCGGGGAAACCTGTGCAGTTTGATCCTCGGTATTGCGACGAAGCTAAGGAAGCGCCATGCCAAGAGTGGGACACATCACATGACCTGAGCGTAATCCTTGGCGACGGGACACGCTACCGCATCGGGCACTTTCGACACGCCGACGACGCGGCGTTTGACCAAGCCGCCCGCACTCTCGTCCCCGCCATGGCTGACCGCATTGAAGAGCTAGAGGCAGAACTCGCCACCCTGCGACAACCTGCCGCATTTGCCACCCCCACTGAATAATGATACACAGAGACAAGCGCGGAGCCTTCGGGAACCTAAAGTTCGCGCTAGAGACGGCGGCGCTGCCATGACAGCCGAGGCCCCAATCGTCGCAGGTGTGAGGGCGCAACCTGCCCGCCGTCTCTACCTACCGCCTTTCTGGTGGTGTGCAGAACGGACTAGCCAAAGCTGGTCGCAACGCAAGGACTGGGATGCCCGGTCGCTGCACACCTCCAGAGCGGAGGCTAATCGGTGAAGTGAAGGACGCAAAGTGCCGACTTCCGACGCCCTACGAGTGGCGATGAAATTGCCACGCTCTACAGGTCGCGCCACATCGGCGCAGTCCCACCACGGGACCACACGTGGGAGGCCAGCGCGCAGGCCGCTTTGATATCCCAAACTGAGATATCAAGTTGACCATGCCAAGCGAAAGAGAAAAGGGATAGGCATGACACCTAAGACCGGAGACTTCGCGGGCATCGCCATCAGCTTTGACTGGGGCTGGGGATGGACATCTGCCGACCAGAACGGCGTGGTCTGGTTTCGGGTCGGGCCACTGATGTTCGGGTGGTTTGCCTAACCCCACTTGTCCCGCTGCCGCTGGCAGTGATCCGGCCCGTCCAGCCAATGCACGGCGCGGTCGATCAGCCTGACAAAGCGGTGCCAGTCCTTCGCATGGGCATGGGCGCACCAAGTCCGGTATTTCCCCGTCACGGCCCAGCAGGTCAGCAGGGACAGCCAGCCTAGCGACCAGACGAGGAAGGCGCGGATCATGCGGCGGGGCGACCTTTCAACGCGGCGAGATATTCGGCGGCATCTGCGAAGTCGTAGAACAGGCGCTGACGCCCCTCCATCGTCTCAGAGAACGGGTTGACCACGGCAACGGCACTGTGCCCCTCAACTTGCTGCGGGAAGCCCCCACGGTGCGCGTGGGTGTCCGCGTCCTTGTAGCCCTTCACGCGGGCAAACTTGTAATGCTTCCCCCGCCAAGCGTTCTCAGCCCCACCCAGCGCCGCGTTATGCCGGTGAGCCGCAACATACAAGTCAGCCCATCCGTCCTCTAGGGCGCGCTTCATGGGGCCGTGAAGGGGGTTGTAGATCGAATGGCCCTTGAAGTCGTGGGCAGCCGTCACCTTGAACGATCCGCCGTCCCAAGCATACTCGAAGTTATGCGCCCAATCGTAGAAGCGGGTCCCGGCTTCGCGCGCCCATCCGTTCATCAACTCAAAGCCCGGCGACTTAAGCCAACTATCGTGATTTCCTAACAGATGCCCGTCCCACTTCACGCCGCAGTCACGGATAAACCAACGGGCCAAGCCAAGACCTTCCGCAACCGACACGCAGTTTTCAGCCTGAATGGATGCCAGCTTGCCCGTGGCATGGAAGTTGTCCAGAACGTCGCCCATCTGAATGCACCGGAAGCCCGCCGCCTTGGCGCTGAACACGTCCTGCCGAAGCTGGGCAAGGTTGCAGTTCTTGTTGTCCATATGAGGATCGCCGAAGAAGGCAATGGCAAACGGCTCTTTCCGAACGGGGATCACGCGAAGCTGGGACGCGCGGTTCTTGCGAATGCGTTCCGCGTTCTGGCCCATCATACGGGCGAGGACTTCGCCGCCGTCAGGGATGGTCTCGATTTCATCTAGGCTGGCCTTGCGCAGGTCAGCAATCGCGGCCTCAATTGTGAAGCCAATCCGATCCGCCGCAGCCTTGACCTTGTGAGACAGCGTTGAACTGTCCTCGCGGGCGCGCCGTGCCGCTTCCTCAAGGGCCGATTTGGTGCCGTTCTGGCGGGGATAGGTGTAACCCGACTCCATCAAGACCTCGGCAACACGGATCACGGCATCCCGCATTTCCTGCGGCGTCAGGGAACGGTTAGCCATTAGGTGCGCTCCCCCGTGGGGAACGTCTCCCAGTCTTGGCCGTTAGCCCACAGACACAAAGCCACTCCGTTATCAACGACCATGACCCACTGTCCATCCGGCCTACGCCAGACTTGCACCGGATAGCCGTTGGCAATGCCCTGCGATGCAATCTCTGCACCGTCGCGCTTCAGGGCTTCCGTCGCCGCGCCGCGTTCAACGCAATTCTGCGCCGAAGCTGACAGTGCGAGGCCGCTAAGTGCCGTCGCCAGAAGTATCGTCCGTGTCATCGTCTACCCCATTCAGCAGGTAGGCCAAGAGGACAGCACCAGAGCCAAGGCCCCGAATGATTTGCTGTTCCTCGTCGGCGGTGAAGCGGGGCACTCTTGGCCTCGCGGATGTGGCAATCTCCGCTGCCTTGATGAAGTTAACTAGATGGTGCGCGTATTCGTGTTCGTTCATGGCCGCTTCCCTGCGTCGTGTAGCGCCGCCTCGACGGCATCTTGTGCGAGACGTGCGAGCCGACCGCCGCTTAGGATGGTCAGCAGAACGCCGTCATGGAAAATGCGGAAACCCTCGCCCCGCAGCGCCGCGTCCAGAACGTCGCGCGCCAGACAGTCCAGCTTGGCCCCTACATACGTCACCAGCAATTCGCCGTCATGAAAGGTGCGAAGGCTGCCGTCTACCACGGCCCATGTCAGTTTGCCGTTCATTCGTCACCCTCAGCCGCGCGCAGCATGAGCCATTTGAGGCGCTCCATCATCCAAAGAACCTCGGCCCCGTCAGACAGTGAACCGGCAAAGTATTCCAGGCCATCTTTCGTGATGCCAAGGATAAGGACCTTTTTTAGCCTTCCCTCAGCCGCGCGCAGAACCCTATCAGGGTCCATGTCCATGCCATCGGGGATTGGCAGATAGATCACGTTTTCCGTCACTGGACCGCCTCATAAGTCGCGAGAACATCCCGAACAGCCGACACGACCGGCCCCGGTGCGCCGTGCGTCGTTACCGCGTCCGCCAGATCAACCAGCGGGCGGTGCAGCGCGTCACTTACGGCGCTGCCGCTCTGACCAGTCGCGCACCCAATCAAAGTCAGCATCAGCGTCACCGCTGCTAAGGTCCGCATCATCGGCCCGCTTCCTCGTGTTGATGTAGTCTTGCGCGTCCTGCGCCTCGGCGTCCCGGCGTCCGTCACGCTTGCCCGCGAACCATGCCGCGAGAACCGCCATGACAACAGCGCCCGCGATGGAAAGCCAACGCCCGAGACGGGTGCCGAGAAGCCAAGTCAGCATTTCCGAGCCCCAATCTTTGCGCGACGTCGATAGGCCGCTGCGATAGGCCAAACGCCAAACCCGTTGACCCGCCCCCAATGCCACCAGTGCGGGACGTATGATTTGGCTGGGTTATATGCCCTTGGTAGCGTCACCGGACGCCCTCCGCAAACTTCCGAATTCTCTCCCTGAGTATCCAGACCGCCGCCAGCAGCACCACACCGCACACCACAAGGGCAACAACCTGCGCCGTGCCGTCTAGTGCTGCGACCGCAGAGACCCCGCCAGACACCGCCGTGACGGCCTGCACGGTGCCAGCTTGCACGGTAGTGGACTGAGCCGGGGAAGTGCGCTCGGCGTCCGGACGAGCCTCTGCAATTTCGGAGGGCGCGTCCGACATGAACAGGGCGACTTCATCTGCGCGCCGATTGACCAGCCCGCGCAGCACCTTGCCGCCAGCTTTGTTGAACCAAGTCATAGCCTCGGCAGCGCCTTGCACGTCGCCCGCGTTGAACCGCCTGAGGGCCGTCGATTTCAGGAAGTTCGGCGCACCGATGTTGTAGGCCAGAGACAACATGGCCCCGAACTGGTTTGCAGTCGGGGTCCGAGTGAAGCCGCCCGAGATTTCTTCGGCAAACTTTTCAAGGCCGCGCCGCAAGTAGCTTTCGGCTTCGGCTTCGGTGATGGTCATACCAGCGCGCGGCGTGATCCCGAGACCAGCCTTTGCCGTCGTGCCGTAGCCAATCGTCCAGACCCCTACGCTATCTTGGTAGGCTTCAAGTCGCAGCCCCTCCCAGCGTTTCACAAGGTCAACTGTCGCTTGATTGATCTGCATGGATTTCCCTCCATAACCGCCGCCAATCTAGCGCGGCAAGGGGAATAGGTCTAGGGGGAAGGGTGGAGCGCCCGGCAGGAGTCGAACCTGCAACCATGGAAATAGAAGTTCCCTGCTCTGTCCAGTTGAGCTACGGGCGCATTAGTAGAGACGCGGGCCGGGCTTGATACCGGCTATACTTTCACGGTGCCCCGCTACTTGCTCGCTTTAGGCGTTTCAGGGCGCGACCCCTTACAATCCGCCTGCGTGTCCCTCCACGCCGCCGCGTCTCTGGGGGTTGCTCTGCTTTCGACGTTTCACCGCCTACTCCCCTGCACGGACCCGGTGTGCAGACCGGGTGAGAGCAACCGCCAGAAAGGCGGGTAGGGGGGTTAACCCGGCCACGCTAGCTGACCGCTGGACATGTCCCCAAGTTCCAGTAACCAACCCATACCAAACCAGCGCCACGCCGCGCAATGCGACATTTTGTCAAGGCCGCTGCAAGAGCGACTTCACGTCCGACCGCAGTTCCGCCAGCATTTCCTTGATCGAGTGCATTTCATCGCGGGCCGTCTGCCGGTCTTCCAGACGCTGCTTTTCGATCCGCAATTCCAACTTCTCAATCTCGCGGGTGTTGTTTCGGCCCCGAAACTCTGACCGGACAAAGGCCGCGATAACCGCGCCGAAGGTCACAAGCTGCGCCCAGTATTGGTGAATGGCGTCTTGCATGTCACACCACCAGCGCGGGCGTCACCGGCCAGCAGGACGTGATGCCGTTGTCAGTGACGGGCCGCGAAGCCCCCGGTTCCGCCACGCTCAGCGCCTCGCACACCGCTTGCAGGGCAGGGTTCTCGCAGACAATGTTGACGTGATACCCCGCGACGGGGACGCCCGGCGTGTCCTCGGCCGGTTCCGTTGCCCAGATCGTGCCCACGGTCCAGACGTTCGTGCGGGATACGCTGTTGCCGTCCGCGTCCACAAAGCCCCATTCCAGCAGGGCCGCGTCCATGGTCGTTTTATCCGGCGCGGAGAGGTAGAGAGTAGCCATCATAGAGACCCTCCGGAGATTGTGGCAAGGTAGGTGTTGTCCCATCCCGGCGTTGCCGTGGGCGAGGAATACGGGCCGATGCGGATGTCACGCAGGCGGATGGTACACGGGGTGCCCGTTAGACTTCCGAACCTCAGCGTGGCAAGATCGACCGGGGCCGTGCCGTTTGTGTCCGTCAAGGCCGCATTGCCATCGTAGGATGCTGCGAAGTCGTTCGTAGTCCACCGAAGGGCGATCTTGGTCACGGTGCCAGACGCGATAGAA